AAGTTCATCAAGTCTTTTAATGGGAACAGACTCCGGTTTAAAACCACGTTGAATAAAAGCCGAAATAGGCAACCTATAGAAAATTGCGCCATTTTCCATGATAGCGTGAAAAAGTATACCACGTCCAGTAATACTTGATATACCAAATACAATACAGTCTTCAACTTCTCCATGATGTTTTTTACAGTCATATAGATACTCTCTTTTTATTTGTGCGTATGTAGCAGGTATGTTTGCATTTAGATAGGCCATAATTTATCATTTAGCAGATCCCCAATTTTTACCTTTTTTATAACTTACTTTGTTATTAATCAATAAAGGAAGTGCTGTCTCCATAGTTTTTTTAATATCCTCTGCTTGTTTATCATCTTTTACTGAAAGACACAATTCATCATGTATTTGGATATGCGGTAAAATACCTTGTTCATATAATTTAACCATGGCTGTTTTAGTCATATCTGCCGCTCCTCCTTGAATTAATCTATTAAGAGCTTTGTAAGTAAAAGCTGGTTTGTAATAATTTTCAAAATCTTTCATATAATTGTCAGCAATGTTGTCCTTAAATTTAGTTAATAACTCTGCTTTATAAGCTGTTTTTGCATCTTCTTCTGTTAAAATTGCAACCTGTGTGTATCTATTTAAGTTATTGTCCCATTCTCTATCTCTTGTTTCCCATTTATTAAATCTACAAAATCTATCTCCTAAGGTAAATAATATTTTATGTACTTCTGCAAAATTAATTAAGGCTTGAGATAACTGTTTTACAAATGGAACTTTAGCGTGGTATTCAAAAAAAAGTTTATTAGCTTTTTCTTTAGTTAAATTTAATTCATTCTGTAGTTTCATTTTACCCATTCCATAAAACAAACCTAAGTTAATTGTTTTGGCCATGATCCGTGGTATCTGAGCCATGTCTGCTACAATTTGATGAAAGTCAGCATCTTCTTTGTTAAATTCTTTTTCTAATGTTTCTGTGCCATATAGATTTAATTTTAAAGCATAGTGTACAACGATTCTTGGTTCTTGTTGAGAGTAATCAAAACTACCCCACACACAACCTTCTTCAGGTATAAATAACTCTCTCATCTTTTTACCAATAATGCCTTTAGATGGAATTTGTTGTAAGTTAGGATTTGACATAGAAAATCTTCCAGTAACTGTCCCACCTTGATCAGATCTTATTTGATTAATGTCTGCATGTATTCTACCTTCATGTACAAATTCTAATAATCCTTCTATAAAAGTATTTTTAGCTTTATCGCATTCTCTAGCTTTTACAATCATACGCAAAAAACGATTCTTGTGTGTTTGTAAATAATCTTTTGGTAATTTAGGAGTTGTAGATTTAACTATTTCTGTTTTAGGCGTACCATCTTCATTAAGTAAAACTTTACCATCTTTACCTTTAAGTTTTTTTTCTCTATCTTTTGTTTTGTCGTAATCAAATATTTGTTGATGATCTAATAATTTTTTAATAGAAGATGCAGCCCAGATTTCTATATCTAAGTTAGTATGTTTTTTAATAATTTTTAATAAATTGTCTCTACGTTTCTCTAAAAGATTACCAAGTGTTCTAGCTTTTTGGACATCTATTTTAACTCCTTTAAACTTCATGTCAACCAAACAAGGGAATAATTTAGTTTCTAATTCAAATATTTTTCTACATGTTTTTAATTCTTTACTTCCATCATCATTTTCTTTTGTGTATACTACTTCGTCTAATTTTTTTTCAAATACATTCCATAGCTTTAAAGTTAAATTAACATCTTGTTCTGCGTAGTCTTTTACTAAATGGTAAGGAAGTTTATGCATATTAGACATAGGGTCTTTTATTGTTCCACTAGACCATTCTAAAACTTTAGCTGACATATCATATTTATATTTAGATTCTTTTAAATAAGATTTACTAACAGAATCTAGAGAATATTTCATTCTTGTTTCGTCAATTACAGAGGCTGCAATCATTGTATCTAATAATTTTCCCTGCAACATTTCTCCAGTAGCTGCTCTAATCCAACATACATCATACATTGCATTGTGAAATACTTTACTTATATCTTTGTTTTTAAATATTTTTTCGTTTAAATAATCCCATGTTTCTTTAGTATTTAAATTGTCCGTCATGTGATGAGCAATAGGAAAATACATAGTTTGTTTTTTAGTGGCTATGGCAATACCTGTTACGAAACCATCTTTTCTAATTGCACCCAATCCTTTTGTTTTAAGATTTGGATCGTATGTTTCTAAATCAATTGCAACTATATCTATGTCTTCTAAATCTAAATCAGTTAATTGTGGAATTGTACACATTATTTATAATCTCTTTCCTTTATCATTTCTAAATAATGTATTGCCTTTTCTATGTCTTGTTCTTTTCCTTTCGCTGCATGTCTGCATATATATTTTATAGCCGATCCCTCCGCAAAAGGCAATCTGTTCTCGTTGATAAACCTACTTGGTTGAATCTTCATATCTTTGTAGTGAGATCCCCCTACTTGTTTTTTATACGCATCTATTTGTTTTTTATATGTGTTCATATTTTAATATCGATCCCTTCCTAATGATCTTTTTGTTGTTGATTGTAATCTCCAACAGTCAAATATTCCTCTGCTGTGGGCCGTATATGACAGTCTTAACTGAGTATAAAAATTTTCTCTCCTTGTTAAAGTATGATCTACAATAACATTATCAAATGTTAAACCTTTTACTTGATGAATATTACCGTATGTAATTTGAACTTTTTTATCATAGTCAAATCCTTTAGAAATTATTTTTTTAATGTAAAGTAAATTTTCTTTAGTAGTATTAGAAGGTACTCTAACTAAATCAAAATCTTTGTAATCTTTACAACTTGTTTTTAAAAGACCTTTACTAATTAATTCATCAACCAAATAATCTTTTTTAATCCAATCTTCAAATGCATATTCTCCTTTGCCACGAGAAATAACTACGCTACCTGCATATTTCCAAAAATTTTTTATTTGTTGAAGACTCATGGGTTCACCTTTTAAAAAATTTGGCCATAATTGATGAGCTTGTATTTCTTTTTTAGATATATGGTTTGTATTACTGACATGAGAATACTCTAAACCGTGGTAATTAAAAAATTGTATGCATCGTTTATCTCCTGGTGTTCCTCTAAAAGTAAACAAAAAAGTTTGAGTGGTGTTTTTTATTTTTTCTAACAATATGTCTAAATTACCAGAACCTGAAAAATTAGGTAGATGATAAACATTTCCCTTAATAACTTCACCAATACGTTGCATACCATGTTTTTCAGTATATTTAGCTGGTGTCCAAATTCTATGAGAACCGTAGTGGTCCCAAATAGGTTTTATAATTTTTTTGCAAATAGTATTTATAGCTTCGCTACATCTTTTTCCTTCTTTTAATTCTTTCCATGGATTGGATGCAAGTTTGTGAAAATAATCAGCATCAGAACCAGAGTATTCAAATAAAGTTTGATCTGCATCTCCAACTAAATAATAATGTTCTTCTTTTACATTAGCAGCCATTTTTTCAATAGCTTTTCTTTGTGGAACATTACTGTCTTGGCACTCATCTATAATAATTGCATCTATATCTGGAAATCTTACTTCATCTTTTAAAAAATTTGCAATCATATCTGTAAAATCACATCTTTCAGAACCCGGTTCTTCTTTGTATTTTTTATATATGGGAAGCAGTTCTTTAATCATTGAAATACTGTAAGGACGGTAATTTTCTTGTTTACATATTCTCCAATATTGATCTATACTTAATCCTTTCCCAGCTGCATCTGATCTAAATTTATAAAAAGGATGTTTTTCAACATTTGTTGTAGGGTCTTTAGCAAATAATCTATTTTGTAAAATTAAATTTTTGTGATCTTCGTAATCAAACAATTTTTTATGAAGATGTTTACTTTTACAATATTTATGAATAGTACAAATTTTGTATTTCATACTTTCATTTGTAAAACCTTTTTCTTTCATTTGAGGTATATTTAAAATTGCTGCTCTAATTTGATCTGCAGCTACATTAGTATGAGATAGTACAATAATATTATCAGGAGAATATTTAATTAACAATTTTTTATATAAACTCACAATAAACTCATGAGTTTTACCTGTACCAGGAGGACCAGCTATAAATCTAGGTTCTATCTTTTTCAAAATCATTAAATAATAACACCCCTTCCTTGCTTTTATTTTCTACAATTTCACCTTCATATTCTATGTCCTCATTAGCAATGTCTGGCTTATCAATTTTCCAAGATACAAGAGATTTAATGTTTCCTGTTTCTTCATTTTTGTATTTCCCTCTATTTTTTTTTGCTTTTAATATGTCTTGAATTTTCATAACAAGATCAACTCTTTGTAAATTTATTTTTTGTGTGTGTAAGTAATCTTCAAAACTATCTAAATCAAATTCTAAAGTTTGTTTCGGAAGGTTGTAATAAGGTATTCCATAATTAGCTAATTCTTTCTTTTGAACAGATGCTTTATTTTGCCTAATGTAATTTTTAAAATACTTTATAAATTTTAAATTTTCATTTGCCTCTTCAACATATTTATCTGATTTAACTCGTGATTCAAATTTTAATTTCATTATTTCTTCAAACTGAGTTACTTTCATTTTAGGCATCCACACTTGAGCTTGCGAAACAACTGCATCATAAAATGCTTTTTGATTCATAAGTGTTGGTCCATCAATAGTAATATTTTTAGTAAAATTATTGCCTTCTAATTTTCCAGTTACTTTTATTTTATATCTATTTTGACCATACTCAATAATTTCACCTATAGATTCGTCTGCTACTTGTTTAACTTCCACTAATGATTTATCTTGAACACCAATCCAACTAAATATGGACGCAATGTTTTCAGTCCTGCACTCAATTATTTCTGCAAGTTTTGGCATACCAAATGGTTTTTTAGAGGCTCTAGTAGTTGATCCTTTATTTTTTCTATTTTCAGCTTCATCATCATTAGACTCTACTGCAATGTCATAAATAAAATCATTAATTTCTGAGTCTTCCCAATTAGTTTGTTTAATTAAAACTCCAGCGATAGCCGTGCAATATTCATCTCTTTGACCTTTAGGTGCATATAAAATAGATAAGGCAGTGGCTAATGCAATTTTTCTTAAAATTTTATTTAAATCACCAACATACATATTAAAACCCTCATACTTTTCCCATCTTACATATTCTCTATGTTTACTATGTAAAGATCCTGGTACTATTGTATAATTTGTTTCAGTGCTTCTTATCTCACACAAACATTGTCCATGTGCAGCATGTTCTACATATCTTTTAAGTTCGTTAGGTAATGAAAATTTTTGAGCAGGTAACTTTCCTTTAAACCAGTAATGACTTGTAGGGTTATGCTCTCTACCTGATATGGTATTACAATTTGTTAAATATTTTTTTGCAAAAACTTTTGCACGAGTATGATCAAGATCTAAATCAATTGTGTTATCTAATCTTAATCCTATTTCTTTATCTAAGTGTTTATCTTTCCATTCTTCTTTTGTTATTTTAAAATCGGTATCACTCCATTTTTTAACTGTAGGTCTACCATTTTCGCATGGAATAATAATATAGCCAAGGTTATACCAATCTTCATAAGTGTTGGGACTATCTTTTATATATTTTTCATCAATCATAATTTTAATGGGCGTATCCACTCTCGCATCTACGCCCACTTCCTAGGAACTATAAATTGATTGTTTTTTTAGTTTCTTGTTGTTCAGGCTTAGCTTGAATTTCACCTTTGCTTACACTTGCAGCAAAAGTTTTAGCTATTTCATAAACTCCTTTATCCTGTACAGGTCCAACTGTAGATACATCCCAACCAAACCATGTTCCCTTGTCATTAGACATTTGAACAGTTTTTAGTTTATAAATGTGGCTATATGTTGGCGGTGTGAATAAACCATTCTTACCTTGAAGTTTAAGTCCCATCATCATTGAATTCCATTTACGACTAATTTTTAATTGAGTCGATTTCATAGAAATCAAAGCTGTTGTTGGACTTTTACCTAACAACACTACAAAATGATTTGCTGTGTTCTCGATATAATTACCGTTTGGTAATCTATCTTTGTAAGATTTATCACGAGTTGTTTTACTCATAATATCACTTGATGCTTCATGTATTGCTACAGGTGCACCTTTACTCTCACCTCTATCTTGCCATTCTACAAGTTTTCTTGTGTAGTATGCTGGCAATATATCTACTCCTTTAGCACCATCAAAAATTTCATTTGTAACGGTGTTAAGAATCATACCAGGTTCTGCATCCTTGATATATTTCCCATGACTCTTATTTATTTCAGGAGATAATTGTCCTAATACTTTCAGAAATGGTAAAGCAAGATCATCTTGCGACATATTCTGAGTACCTGCATGTGCATCTGCTTCAAATAAATTTGTTGCTAATGCGCCTGCTTCTTGTTTTTTTGCTACTTCGCTCATGTTTATTGTTTCCTTTTTATGTTTGTTTTATTTCCAACAAATATGTTGAAAAGTTCCGTTGGCATTTCTTTTCCTGCCTCAATACGTTCACGGACTAACGCTTTCAAAGTCATGGGCTCAACTTTCAGTTTTTGCTGAGGTTGAAACCCTTGACCCTTTGCAAGTTCGGCATAATCAGCCGCCTTGATATCTTCGTTTCGCCCAAAAGATACGGATATCTCGTTTTTGATTATATCTCCTAGGTTGTTCTCACGAAGCCAGTTAAACGCCTTCTCTTTATTTGCTTGAGTAATAGTGGCGCTATAATTTGTTTTAACTTCTAATGAAGATCCATCTGCTAATCTAAGAAAGGACAAACCCATCTCAGACATCATAGTTGGTATAACTTCACCAGATACATGTTCTGATTTCTTTTTTAAATTTTTTATATTTTCTTCTGCATTTTTAATAGACTCTTCTAATTGTTGAAGTGTTTCTACTTGATCTGCTAGAGACTGAATGTTTCCAGTCTTCTGTATTACGTTTTCTTGGTCTTCCTCAAAGTTTATCTTGCTCATTTATTTCTCCTCTTTCATATAAGTTTATTTCTATTGGATAGTATCTTCTTTCTTGTTTATCCCACTTTAGTAAATTGTATTTTCCATTTGTAATATCAGACACAATAGAACATGCAACACCTATTATAGCAGGGTCTCCAGTAAGTAATAAATAATCTTCAGGTTTATAATTTCTTAAACTTTGTCTTAATTTAATAATCAATGGACCTGGTGAAAATATTATCTGAGATAGTTCCGGCAATAAAAATTTAAAAGGACCATACTTTGATGCTCCCATAATATTTATTTTAGGTCTACCATCTTTAGTACCTGCAATTTCTTGTATTACATATACTGTAGAAGTAATATCTTTATTATCTATACTTTCTTTCATTGACAAACATATAAGCATTAATATATAATAAGTCAATAGAAAGAAGTATGAATTATAAATTTAAAACAACGCCTTATAAGCATCAGCTTATTGCATTGGAAAAATCATGGAATAAAGAAAGCTATGCTTATCTAATGGAGATGGGTACAGGCAAAACTAAAGTGCTTATAGATAATGCTGCTATGCTTTATGACAAAGGTAAAATAGATGGTGTATTAATTGTAGCACCTAAAGGTGTTATTGGAACTTGGTATAATAATGAAATACCAACACATTTACCCGATCATATAGATAAAAAAATGGTGTTGTGGCAAGCTAATATTAATAAAACACAACAAGAAAAACTAAGTACTTTATTTGAAACAGGCCATGAGTTGCACATTCTTATCATGAATGTAGAAGCCTTTAGTACAGACAAAGGTTTAGAGTTTGCTAAGAAATTCTTACGTTGTCATAAAACTTTAATGGCTGTTGATGAATCTACAACTATTAAAAATCCTAAAGCACAAAGAACTAGAAATATCTTAGACTTAAGAACGTTAACAAAATACAGACGTATTATGACAGGTTCTCCTATTACTAAGAACCCTTTAGATTTATTTACTCAATGTTATTTTTTAGATCCTTTTCATTTAAATCATGAGTCTTATTTTTCATTTAGAATGAGGTATGCTGTAATGAAAACTGCTCGTATAGCAGGTCGTTCAATACAACTTGTTGCTGGTTTTAGAAACTTAGGTGAGTTAAGTGAGAAGTTAGTTAATTTTTCTTACCGTGTTCTTAAAGAAGATTGTTTAGATTTACCTAAAAAAGTATGGACTAATCGTAATATTTCTTTAACTACAGAACAGTCTAAAGTTTATCAATCAATGAAAGAAAAAGCATTAGCTCATCTTAATGGTAAAACAGTTACAACTGCTTCTACGTTAACTCAATTAATGAGATTACAACAAATTACTTGTGGTCATTTTGCTGCTGATGATGGCACAATACAAGAAGTTAAAAGTAATAGACTACCTGAGTTAATGACTGCTATAGAAGAAATGGAAGGTAAGGCTATTATATGGGCACATTACCAATACGATATTAAAGCTATCCTTAAAGAAATCACTAAAGTCTATGGTCCAAGATCCGTGGTCGACTATTATGGATTAACGGAAAAAGACAAAAGACAAGGTAATATAGACAAGTTTATGAAGGACCCAGAGTGCCGGTTTTTTGTTGGAACCCCTGCTACGGGCGGCTATGGCCTTACATTGACCTCTGCAAACACAGTTATCTATTATTCTAACGGATATGACCTAGAAAAACGTTTACAGTCAGAAGACCGTGCACACAGGATAGGACAGAAAAAATCAGTTACTTATGTAGATATTATATGTGAAGAAACTGTAGATACTAAGATAGTACAAGCACTTCGTAAAAAACTAAACATAGCTTCTGAAGTTATGGGTGAAAAATTTAAAAATTGGATCTAATCCATTAAATAGTAGGATATACGCGTGACGCGCGCTAAAATTCTATTTCTCTAAAAACTCGTATCGTGTTTTACCGTCTTCATCTCTATAAGCTTTCATAAATTGATTCTTATTATGCTCAGTAGAGTATGAACAATGGACCCATCCCGAGTTAGGATCTCCATCTTTGTAGTACTCAAGTATCAATTGATTCATATCCAAGTTATCTTTAATCCATAAAGCTAGTTCTCTATTATCTACTCCCCATATCTCAAAGTCTGCTGCTGCTGATTTTTCATCAGCGCAATGTTCAGATGTAATTTTAGAACCTATTGCTAAACACAATTCTGCACACCTAAATCCACTTGATATAATAAGTGGCTTGTCAAAATTAGTTCTAATTGGTTGTAATATATTTACAGCTAAAGCTTTTAAATTTTCTATTTGTTGCGGTGATGGATTATTAGATATACCCTTCCTGGTCGCTACCTGGCTTTTAATTACTTCGTCAAGAGTAAAATTGGCTGAAAGTTTCATCATATTATTTTTTGGAATTGCAACCACATCTTTTACCAAAGATTTTATCTATTAATTTCTTTAAAAATTTTTTCATTTATAGTTCATTATACCTTGACTTATATCCGTAAGTCCAGTCTCTCTATTAAGATACTTATACTCTATTTTAGATAAATCAAAGTCTTTACTTATTTTTTTACATACGTCATGCTCATCAAAATCACCGCACGAGTATATATCTAATTGAATTAAAGCAGGATTTACTTCATCCCAAACATGCATAACAATATGTGATGTTTCTATAACAGCCATAACAGTAAGGCCTTTGTTGCCTTGCATATCACAGTATTTTGCGTGAGGTCCAATAAACACTTTCATGTTTAAACTTGCTATTAATTCTTTCATCCATTCTACAGCTTTCTTTTCACTTGTAATAGGTTTTTTTGATTCAGCACGGACGATTAAATGCTTATGAACCAATAGGTTTGTTTTCATTTAAGGAGTTAGTATAAGACTTTTAATGCTTTGGCTACCATCAATGTTGATTTCTAATTCTACCTTACTTTTTACACATTTAAATTCTGTCTGTGGAGATGCTGAACGAGTAGCTAAACGCTTACCTTTTAAACACTCTGACATAGTGGGTTGTATTCTAT